TTTAAAAAGCCCATCGGTACCATTGAACATTTTATAGTCCATGGTAATGGTAACGTAACGCCCATTTATTCTATCGCCAACTGCAATTTCGTCAGTCATTTTAAAAGAGTTTTGAGCAGTAGTGCTTGATAGGAATTGAACAGAGTCAGTTCCATTAGCGATAGACATTCCAGATGTGCCTGTGCCTGCATTATCTGGCGTGGCAGCTTTTCCACTTACCGTGAAAATACTTGAGCTATCATCAACAAAATCTTGAGTGTAAAATCTTGTAAGGTCTGCTTTCCCTGCGGCTACAATTCCTATTTCTGTTTCTGTGCCTGCGTCGTCTTTGCTATAAAGTTTATTATCTGTTTTAAAATAGAGAGCCATGTCACCACTCGCAGGCGTCGATGGACTAGCTATTTCCTTCATTGTAATTTCATCGTCAAAAGTTTTGTTAGTTAAGTCTTGGGCGTCTGTTGTCCCAACAACTTCTGCGACACCATGAACATTAGTTGCAGCAATGTGAGAATCTAAAATTGAATCGGCTGCGACTTCTTGCCACACGGCTGCGCCACTAGACACGTCTGTTGCTCTAAAGAAAGCGCCACTAGAAGTATTAAGCCATAAACTTAAAACCTCGTAACCGTCACCACTATCATCACTAACTGTTGGGTTACTAGCTGTTGCATTATCAAGGGCACGTTCCAAAGTTCGCCAAGTCCCATTCACATAAATCTTTTGCGAGTGAAGTGTTGAATCATAATAGCTCGAGCCATCTGTGACAGTGTTAGCAGCTTCGTAAGCGGCATCATTCGCATACGGTTGAAAGAATCTTGCAACACTCGCTGCGGTTGTTGGCGTTGTGTTGGATGAAAACCCATCGTTAATATCTATTGATTTAGTCATTAATTGTCCTTTAATTCGAAAAGTTGGAAAGCCATTGGGTTATTAAAATTAGTTAATGGGACGCCCTCTATTTCGTTTGTTAAATTTTCGTGTTCTTTTACCCATCCCAGATAACTAGAATCTGAGTAAGTATAACCCGAGCTTGAAAGTTCTAAAGTGTAATCGCCACGCCCTAAATGAATGACGTTGCTTAGGTCTAGGAATTTCCATATATGAATATAATTATCACTTGTCCCAAGGTCGCTTTTTATTTCTGTGCTTGTGAAAGAATCACTCGCAATGGTTACGCCACTTCTCTTGAGGGTAAAAGTAAAAGTTCCACTTGGGGAATTGTGCATATAAATCTTGGGGCGTAGTCCTGCGACTGTAATACGTCTATCTAAATAAATAGAAAACGGTTGCTCGAGTGTTGTTAATAATTCCTCAACAACTAGCGCTGTCATTTTTGTTCCTTTAAAGAAAAGGTGGTGTTCCAAAAACCAGAACTAACGTTAGTAATCTCTGGCTCATTCTTAAACTTATAAATTCCACTAAACCTATTCGAGTCGTTAGAGATAACATTATTCTCGTCTGCGAAATCAATAAAGAAAGGTTTTATAGTTCTTCTCTCGTCAAAAACTTCAAAGAATTGGTCAAGCTCTGTTGTGTCTACGACTTTCATTGAAAGCCCATTAAGCTCTTTTCTCTGTCCCATATCGTCGATAAACTCTTGACCATAACGAGAAGTAGAAACCTTTTTTAAATCTGCGTTCAAATATGACCAATTATAGTCGACGCCATTGGTGGTTATATCAACAGCCTTTCCTATAAAGATATTAGAAAGCTCGCAGTAACCAAGTGTAGAGGTAACAACAAAACGCCAATATCTATAAGATTGCTCTGTGATTGATTTTAAACCAACACCAAATGTTGAGCTAAAAGTTAATGTCGTTGAAAAGCTAGGCGCTCCCCAAGAATCTGTGGCGTTGGCTTCAACCGTAATTGTTGAAACACCAAAACCGCTTTGCCAATTATCTGCAATCGCTAAATAATCAACAGGCTCTATACTCCCTAAATCAAAAACAACATTGTCTGAGTTAGAAGTTGAGCGCCAAACTTTTGTTCTAAAGTCCTCTGCAATATTAGAAGCAGGGAATTGGGCGTTAGAAGTTGAGCCAGTTATTGTTGCGCCCTCAACTAAATTATTAGCTAAGAATTTTATCATGCTGTTACCTTAAACCCATCACGTTGGGCGTCTCTTGTTGCTCGAGCAATTTCTTTGTTATCAATTTGAATAACAATGTCCTGACTTGCAAGCGCTAAGATTGCTTCACTATCAATTGAGTTACTAGAGCCCTTTCTATTTATATCGTCGAAAAGGTTTCTCTGTTGAGCGGCGTTTAAAAACATTTCGCCACGTCTTGCATTTATATTAATGTTATCTGGTCCACCTGTTGCGCCTTGAAAGCCACCAACAACCCCACCATTATTAAAGCCTGGGGGAGAGGCGCTTGCTATCTTTGCGCCCTGTACTGCCATCGCTGCGCCAACAAGTCCTGCGAGAATAAAGTTAAAAGGTGGTGGTGCAGAGCCTAAAGCTTTTGAAACTGCGCTTACTGCATTTATTCCATGGTCAGCAATAGCGGCTGCCTTACCAATTGCAAAACCTTCTTTAGAGCCACTCGCTTGAAGTGTTGCGATATGTCCCAATGTGCCTTTAACACTTGCGACTTTTTCTTTTTGTGTTTGTTTATCCCATGACTTTTGGAAAAGGAAATTCGCTTGCTGTGCTTTTACTCTCGCTTTCTCTGCTTCGTCTCTTTCTTTCTTCAAGAGAGCTTGCTTGTTTTTTTCTGATTGAATAATTCTTAAATCAGTCCCTTCCTTAACGACAGCCTCACTAATAATAGCGTCGTTAATTGTTGACGTTGTAAGCTCAACAACTTCTGCGAGAGCTTCGTGATTCATTATTCTAGCTGCGGCTTCCTCGTCGTTAGTTATCCTAGCGAGCTTTGTAATCTCAATACTTCTAGCGATTGATTCTGTTAACCCATCGGCGGCGGTACTACTTAGACCTAGAAAGTTTTGAACGCTTGAAACTGCCTCAACAAGTCCCATGCTAAATTCTTGCAAGCTTTGTAAAGAAGCAAGTGAGGCGTCCACTAGGAAATTGAAAAAGTTCTTTGTGGACATTAGCGCCCCATTAAATTGAACAATTGCTTTGCCTGCGAACTCTATACCACCAGTTAGAGCGCCAATTAAAACGCCCTCACTAAATGTTCTTATTGAATCTGAGTTACTCTTAACGATTGCGTCAAGATTATTAATTCCTGTAGATAAGCCTTTTATAGCAGCGATAACAACAGGACTTTGAGTGATTGTGAAACCTAGTGTCTCTTGAAAATCTCCCCACGTGTTTTGCATTTGCTCAAACGCACCTGAGAAAGTATCGACTTGAGCCGCTGCACTCCCACCGAATTTAGAATTTAAAACGTCTAATGTTTTGGCGAACGTCTCTGCGTTGTTAGCGCCACGTTTTATAATTACACCATAACGAGATAGGGAACCAATTTCCCCAACGGCTGCTTTACCAACAAGAGTCGCTGCACTTGTTAAACTAATTCCAAGCGCTGCACTCATATCAAGCGCTGCTTTTGTTGCGCCTTTCAATGCGTCTGTTTCTAAATTTCCTAATGATTGAATGAGCGCCATGTTTTCTAAAATTAATTCATCACCAAAACGAGTGGCTTGTTGTAATGAACTTGCATAGGCTTGCATTTCTTTTGAGGCTGCTTCTGAGAATTGCCCACTAAGAACTAAAGAAGTGTTTAGTTTTTGAATTGCGTCCTCTTGAATAGCGGCTGCGTCTGTGAGTGTCCCGATTGTTCCAACGAGTGATTTAATCCCATCGGTTATTAACCCAAGCCCTTTGAGCGCAGCGCCTGCTGCAAGGTTTCCTGCGAAGGATGCAAAAGCCATGTCCATTCGCTTTGCGCCTTTCGTTGCTTTGTCTGTAGTTGTATCGACGCCCTTGGTAAGTTTCGTTAGGGCTTTGAGAGCTTGTTTTTCTTCAACCGTAATCTCAATGCTTACTTCGTTTGCCATATTTACTCAACTTTTTTTCTTGTTCTTGGTTGTATTCTTCTTTTAAATTATGGACTAACTCCATGACTTCGACAAACTTGGCAGGCTGTTCAAAAACTCCACCACTATAAGGCAGAACGCCTTTATCATAATCGTTGACCATATTAATCAGTGATAGAGTCCCCGAGTTAAAAAGATTTGCAGGACACGTTGAATAACCGACAGTTAAGTTACCTGCCATGGAATGTTTAGGCTTATAAGAGAAACGAGTTTTTGGCGCAAGTTTTTTACAAGACTTTTGCTCAAACATCGCTTCCCTCTTTTCTGGTTGTCTTGGGTATTTAGCTTTGCACATACTACAATTAAAATTGTGGTTAGTGGCGACCATGAAAGTTGAAACTATTTCTATATAGTCGGCGTCCGTAACGCTTGAGATACTCATTATTTTAGTACAAAGAGCATCTATAATAACGTTAGGCACATGAGCTATTTTTTCTTGCTCCGAGAGCTTATCACTTCCAACGTAACGCCTTTAAGAGCTTTGCCCTCGTCGTCAATCACCTTGTCAGGAATACCGCTTAGAATCTGCCATGCGCACGTTACTAGGTCGGCTTTTTGAGGGATAGTAAACACATCACTAACACAATCATCTGTGAGTGAATCACCTTCAAAATCAAGTTCGTATTCTTCCCCATCGTAAGTTGTAATACCTTCGACTTTTTTTAAAGAATGTTTAATGTAAAGATGCTGCGCTTGGGCATAATCGAAAACAGAAGTTCCACCGACCATTGATGTACAGCCGACGATTTCTCTTTTTTTGTCGTTTGAAAGTGGTGCAAGTGTGAAAATTACTTTACCAATTTTAACCTTAACTCTATCTGTGAGCCTTAGAATCTTAACCATGAAATTTCCCCTTGTGTGTCTAGTAAATTAAATCACTAAACACACTCGGGGTAAAGCTTTGAGCCTAATTAAACCCTAAAAATACTGAGTCTGAGCCTAGATTTCTATGAGCTTTTATACTTAATGCATCTGAAACAATCCCATCTGAATCTTCAAAGGGATGCTCGATTAGTTTTCCTTGAGGAATCCATCCTGCTACTGCTTGAGAAAATTCCCCTGCTGTTGCACTTGGATTGAAAGCGTAAAAGAAAACACTCACATCATCGTTAGCGTTAAAATTATCCCAAGTTGTAAGCGTTGTATCATCGCTATAAACCGAGGCATTAAAACTTGTTGTCTGATTTGTTACTCTGCTGCCCAGTTTTCCATCTGCTTGGCAAGCATCTTTCATAAAAGAAACTTCATTTTCAATTCCTAAACCAAGCTCTGTATAAGAAACGCTAGTTCCATTTAACCAAAGACAGGCTTCGAGAGCTACTGGTGGTAAGGCGTCTGCTGTGAAGTCTGTTGCGAAGTCTGGAGCCGCATCACTTCTTTCTAAAGAAAGTCCTGCAACATTAAAAGTGGCGCTTGGAATTGTTCCCGCTCCCCAGTTTTCTAACGTCATTGATTGCGAGCGTAGACCGCCACATACTTGTTTGATTTCACCGCCAACATTATGCTCTGCCGAGAAAGTTGTTGAAGTAGAAGTGTTGCTATAAAAAGTTGATACTGCACTCACAACAACCCCATCACTAGGAGCGCCGTTGGTAAGGGCAAAAGGAAAAGTGATTGTTGTCGCATCGACAGCACTAATTGGGCGACACTCAAAAGCGCCTGCTTCCTGAACTGTAACAATGTCACCAACAAGATAAGAATGTGATGTGAAAGTTAGAACTGTTGATGTGTTCCCAGTTGTTGTTGTCTTAGTGGCTGCTGTTCTTTTTCCACCTAGTAAAGATTGAGTTAACACTTCTAAGGCTTGTGGATAAGCTCCCTCTGTTGCGCTTGCTCTGAACTCGACGCCCATGCTTCCTGCAACTTCTGGGATACCAACTCTTGAAGCTTCCTGCTCAGTCGTCCCACTCATTGTGTCTCTTGAAAGTTCTTCTCTTGTCTTAGAAAGATTTAGAGAGTCTTTTAAAACCTCAATATAATCTGTG